AGCCTGGTATTGGAATAGCCGTAAGCTAAATGCAGTAGCCGACCAGGGTGCAACTGATGCAGTAGTAACTAAAGCAACCAAGCTTGTTAACGGAGGTACTATCGGCCTTGCCGATCGTATAAAACATTTTAAAGAGTTTCATCATTTACTATCTTAAAAAAAACAATGAAAAAGAATCTAATCAACGAAGTACGTCAACTGCAAAAGATTGCAGGTATTTTAAAAGAAGATGTAAATGTTACTTCTATCTACGACGATGCAATTAACTACGCCTACCAGATGACACCGGAGCTTATGTACGAAGACGGAGAATTAGGAGATGACGTAGAAAGCATACTTCAAGCAGAAGATGAATTTAAGGCTCTTTTGCAGGCAAAGCAAGTTAATCCTAAGAGTAATTTAGCTTATCGTAGATACTGGGAAAATGCACTTGGACACGCTAAAGGACATGGAGATATTGACGTAGAAGACTTTAAAGAATGGTTTAAAGATACTGCTGTCGAGACTCAAGCTTACCATGATATTTTTGATTCAATAATAGCTTGAATTTAAATAAAGATTGTATTTGAATATGACAAACAGAGAAATTATAAGAAGGTTAATACTAAATGAAGTAGAAAGGATGGAACCAAAAGTCCAATCTTTTGAGGACGATCCTATCAACTTTATTCTACAAAAGTATCCTACCCTCCGTAAGACTTTGGAGATGTTAATGTCTCCTGCTTTCAAGGACTACATTACAGGTATTTACATTATTGCACCTAAGCCTACTACTTTTAGAATCGTTTTGCATAACGGACAAAGCTTTATGCTTACTTTCTTAGGTAAGGCTTACGAGGCTACAGTAGGGGGAAAGAAGTTTTACCTGCAGACAATTGGTGAAAGAGAAAGAGCTACCAATGCTATTGCACGTCTATTAGCTGTTGGTAATCCTATTGAGACAAAGGGTCCCGAAGGAGAAGAGCAAGTAGCTGGTGAGCCAGAAGAAGGTGTAGAAGAAACACCACCAGAGGAGGCAGAAGCAGAAGAAACAGAAGCCTAATATAAAGCCCGGTTAAAAAAACCGGGTTTTTTGTTGGTAGTTTAAAAGCTTTTCAGTAATATATTAGAAATCGTATTTATGAGAACACGAACTATAGTAAAGACACTTAATACCGTTTGCGGAAAAACTATTACTTTTTTACAGACCGAAGGACAGCCTAATAGAATGCATTCGGTAGATGGACCTGCTCTAATCTATGCAGATGCAGATAGCAAAGCACCCGAATACTACCTCTACGGGATTAAATACTCAAAAGCCGAATGGAAAGAACGGCTTTCACAGCGAAAACCCCTGGTTTCCCTTGAGATTCCTATTGATTTTCAATAGCAAACTATTTATTAAGGTAAAAAGGTTGTAAAAATGTACAAATGAGTCAACGCGCAGCTATAAGCGATGCTATAAGGCAAGAACTTATAAGGTGTAAACAGGATCCAGTATACTTCATGAAGAAGTATTATACGATCCAGCACCCAACTAAGGGGAGAATGACCTTCAACCTCTATCCCTTCCAAGAGAAAGTACTTAAACTCTTACAAAGACATGATTATTCTATAATAAACAAGTCAAGGCAGTTAGGTATCTCTACTCTAACCTCTGCGTTTGCATTGTGGATGATGCTGTTTGAGCAAGATAAGAACGTTCTTGTTCTAGCTACTACTCAAGCTACTGCAAAAAACATGGTAACGAAGGTAAGATTTGCTTATGATAATTTACCTCAGTGGATGCAAATGCCAGTCCTGGAACATAACCGTTTAAGTCTACGTTTAAAAAACGGATCACAAATTAAAGCTGTATCAGCTGCTACCGATAGTGCACGTTCAGAAGCAGTATCCTTACTTGTAATTGACGAGGCCGCCTTTATTGATAGGATCGAAGATATTTTTACAGCCGCCCAACAAACACTTGCTACCGGCGGTAGATGTATTGCCTTATCTACACCAAACGGTGTCGGTAACTGGTTTCATAAGGAGTTTACACGTGCCCAACTTGGTGAAAATAAATTTACACCCATTAGTCTTCCATGGACAGTTCACCCTGAGAGAAATCAAGCATGGCGTGATGAACAAACAGCTCAACTAGGGCCTCGTAATGCTGCTCAAGAATGTGATTGCGACTTTTCTACATCAGGAGACACTGTGATCGAACCAGGGATTTTAAATTTTTACCAGGAAACAACTGTACAAGAGCCTGTAGAGAGGAGCGGACCTAACCATGCTTATTGGGTTTGGAATTATCCTGACCCAATGAAGACGTATATGATTGTCGCTGACGTAGCAAGAGGTGACGGTAAAGACTTTTCTACCTTCCACGTCATAGATACATTGACGGTTGATCAGGTAGCTGAGTATAAAGACCAAATTCCTACCAAGGACTTTGCACGCATGCTCGTATCTAAGGCTATCGAGTGGAATAATGCAATGCTCATTGTAGAGAATGCAAGTATTGGATGGGATGTCGTTACTACAATTCAAGAGATGGGTTATCCTAATCTCTATTATGCACCTAAGTCTGAAATTGTAGGTACACAAATTGATCTATACGTTACAAAGTTTGATAGAGGCGATGGAATGGTACCTGGATTCAGTATGAATCAGAGAACAAGACCTCTCGTTATCGAAAAAGCAAGGTCATTTATGGAGGAAAAGAGTGCTTTAATTCGTTCACAAAGACTTCTTGACGAGTGGCGAGTGTTTATTTGGAAGCATGGTAAGCCTCAAGCCTTGCAAGGGTATAATGACGACTTAGTTATGCCGTATAGCATTGGACTTTTCTTACGAGATACTGCACTTCGATTCCGTCAAACAGCTATGGATTTGACTTACGCTAGCCTCAACGGATACACTAAAACTGAACAAAACTTCCAAGTTTACACCCCCAATAACGGTTCAAATCAACAAAATCCCTGGCAAATGCCAGTAAACGGACAGCAGGACGATATAACTTGGCTGCTGGGATAAAGATATTTATTAGATATGGCAGATCAGCAACCACAAAGGAACCTATTTTCGACACTTAAACGCTTGTTTTCCACTGATGTTATCATCAGAAACGATGGAGGAACGTTAAGAACTGTCGATGTAAATCAGATCCAAGTCGATGGCGTACTTCAAACTAACGCCCTAGTCGACCGTTTTAACCGTATTTATACTACCTCTACCTCTTATGGGGTGAATTTAAACCTTTCACAAAACTATCAGAGTGCGAGAGTACAGATTTACGCCGACTATGAGGCTATGGATACTGATCCTATTATTGCTTCTGCATTAGATATTATTGCCGACGAATGTACTTTAAAAAACGCACAAGGAGACGTAATTCAAATCCGTTCATCAGATGAAAACATTCAAAAGATACTTTACAGCCTTTTCTATGACATACTCAACATTGAGTTTAATTTGTGGTTCTGGATTAGAAATATGTGTAAGTATGGTGATTTTTTCCTTAAGCTAGAGGTCGCCGAGAAATACGGAGTTTATAATGTAATTCCATTCTCTGCTTACAATATTGTACGCCTTGAAGGCACAAACCCGTCTAATCCATCAGAGGTAATCTTTAAGTATGATCCAACTGCTGCATTAGGTGCTACTGCAGGTTATTCTACCTCATATCAGAACACCGACTTAGGTATTACGTTCTATAATTATGAAATGGCACACCTGAGACTAATTGGTGATGTTAACTACCTGCCTTACGGACGTTCATATTTAGAGCCAGGACGTAGGCTTTACAAGCAGTACGTATTAATGGAGGATGCGATGATGATTCATCGTCTTACACGTGCACCACAGCGCCGTATCTTCTATGTAAACGTTGGAGCCATTCCTCCAAATGAGGTTGAGAACTACATGCAACGTATGATTAACAAGATGAAGAAAACTCCACTTGTTGATCAAAGAACAGGTCAATATAATCTGAACTATAACGTTCAGAACATGCTTGAAGACTTCTTTATTCCTGTACGCGGTAACGATTCTTCTACACGTATTGATAATGCACCACCTCTCGAGTATAACGGTATAGAAGATATTAACTACTTACTTAATAAATTATTTGCAGCACTCAAGATACCTAAAGCATTCCTTGGATATGAAAAGGATTTAACAGGTAAAGCAACATTGGCTGCAGAAGATATTCGCTTTGCACGTACTATTGAAAGAATCCAACGTATTGTTCTTTCTGAGTTAACTAAGATCGCTCTCGTTCATCTTTATGCCCACGGATACGATGATGAGTCGTTAACTAATTTCGATTTAACACTCACTACTCCTTCTATTATTTACGAGCAAGAGAGAATTGCACTTATGAAGGAGAAAATGGACCTTGCCTCACAAATGATGGAAGCAAGCTTCTTACCGACGGACTGGATTTACGATAAACTATTCCACTTCTCTGAAGAAGAGTTTGATGAATACCGTGACTTAATAATTGAGGATAAGAAGAGAATGTTCCGTATAAAACAAATCGAAGAGGAGGGTAACGATCCTGCAGAAAGCGGACAAGCATACGGTACACCCCATCAAATCGCTTCTATGTATGGCGGATATGGAACAGCACCTCTATCTGGTCAAAACGTTCCGCAGGGTTACGACGAAACGAATCCTGGAGAACCTGTTAAGCTACCAGGACGCCCTGCAAATAAAGTATCTTTAATTAACACCTCAGACGATCCTCTAGGTAGAGATAGAATGGGTGTTTACGATTTGAAATCTAAATCAAATTCTGGTGAAGACGGGCTAAGAGCCAAGTTTACCGGCGGCAGTCCGTTATCATTAAGAGAAAATAAGAATACTACTGTAGCCGCTTACTTAACTAATAAGGCTGCATTAGAATCTTTCAAGAAAAATAAGAGAGTTAACATTTACGAAAACGATAAAACCAGTGAATTGCTCGACGAATCACGCATTAGACCTGATTCAGATTTAATCTGATACGTCGATATTTATTAGTAAGCTTATCATCGATGATAAAACATAGCAAATACAAGAATACCGGTATTTTATTTGAGCTTTTAGTACGTCAGTCTACAGCAGATTTAATGTCTAACAAGGATACTAAAGCCGTTAAAATTTTCAAGAAATACTTCACAAACACGGAGTTAGGTAAAGAATATAGCCTGTACAATACTGTAGCTAGTGCACCAAAACTAACAGAATCTAAAGCTGAAATTTTAATAAACACTATTGTTGAGCAAGCAAAAAAGCTTGATAGAGTCAAATTAGATAGAGAAAAGTATAATCTTATTAGGGAAGTAAAAAAACATTACGATTTAGATGATTTTTTTAAGGCCAAAATAAACAATTATAAGATCTATGCTTCGGTATATACACTTATTGAGAATCAACTTACTAAAAAGTTCTCTGATACTAAACAGATTGTTACAAATAAGCTCACTCTCCTTGAGCACATTACTAAAGAGTCTTTAACTGAAAAGAAAGTCGCCTCTAAAGTAGTAGAAGAATTTATGAAAGAGGACAAGGAGATCAGAATTCTTGCCTATAAGATATTGGTTGAAAAGTTTAACGACAAATACTCAAGTCTCTCCCCAGAGCAAAAGGATTTATTAAAAGAATATATTAACAACGTCTCTGATACTAAGAGACTAAGAACCTATCTCAATACAAAACTACTCGAGGTTAAAAGCGAGCTCGTAGACTTAAAGTCTAACGTCGGAGATAAGGTTCTTAAAATTAAATTAAATGAGGTTTTGAATTTTATTAAGCCCCTCGGTCCAAATGATTCTATAAAGGACGAGGTATTGATTGGCTTAATGCAGTACTATCAATTGATCAGTGAGCTCAAAGCCGTCAAATAATGAATAATCAATTCGCTACACAGTTTTTACTTGAAGATCTCGACGATTTATCTCACGAAGAACTACCTTTTGATATCGAGGCTATGATCGAAAAGGCTATGTCTTTCGGTTTAACCCGGATTGAGGCATTAGCAATGGTACAAGACATTATTAAGGGCTTCAAACTAGACGAAGACGGCGCTGCTGCAGCACCTGCAGGAGGCGGAGGTAGTACAACAGGAGGCGGATCAACAGCTGGAGCCACATTTACACCCGGAACGGGAGAGCAATATGCTGCCGGTACACGAAAGAAGAAGGTAAGAGAAGATGCCCCTCGTCTTGCTGGAAATCCTGCGAAAACTAATAAACAGGGAACTAAAAATTTAACTGCATATAAAAATTTTGGTTTTACTAAAGCACCAAGTGCAGAAGAGGCTGGAAAAAATATTAAAGGAGTACAGGTTAAGATGCTCTGGAAAGAAGGGCAAACTCCTGCCTGGGATCAAGTAAAAGAGTACGTGCTAAAACTAGCCAAACATTACGGCTACGGAAACGATTACGTAGAGTACATGAAAGGTTGCTATGAGCAAGGATTAATCGTTAACCCGCAGGACCTGGAAACTTGTACTGCCGGATATGGTGAAGCCCTTCGGGAATATATCAACGAATCACGAGCTTATTCTCAGTTCAAAAAACAGACAGCCGTTAGATCAAAGGACGAGCAAATGCACGAAGCAGTAAAAATGATTCATAAGAAACTAGAAGAAGTATCCAAGCTCGTAGAATTCGCTCAGCAAATGAGAACTGAGTTATCTGAGGGTGAAAATACTCTCGAATACAAGCATAACACTAAAAAGATCTTCGAAAAAATCAATTCTAAAGTAGTAGAAGTATATACAAAAACTAGAGATTTAAAATGAAATTACAGCTTAACGAAATAAAAAGAATGCAGCGTATAGCTGGCATTTTAAAAGAAAATGAAGGCATGAGTTTTGATATTGATGATAATAAAGAAAAATTTGTTAAATATATTGTTGTTAATAGAGATATATTATTAAAACATTACGATGATATCATGCGATGGACTGAAACTGGTAAAAAATCTAGTGAGTACAACGATCTATTACAGGCTATTAAGAGTTTTGATGATGAAATAAAAGATACTCCGTACCCTAAACTAAAAAGACTCTTATTCAACTATCGTGTAGGGGAACTTGATGATATTGCTGATAATATTAGAGACTATAAAGAAAATAGCAATCAGAAACAGATGTAAATCTATCTAAATTTAAAATGAAACAGCGACTAGACGAAATAAAAAGAATACAGAAGCTTGCTGGCATCATCAATGAAGATATGAGTGTAGACGATCAAGGAAATCTTCAAGTTGATTATAAATTCAAAATAGGTCAAACAGTAGAATCTTACGGGGAGAATATTGTACATAAAATACTAGATAGAAGACCTAGCTGGAAAGCAGTTGAAGAAGACCCAAACGATCCGGAATATATAATGAAAAATACAGAGTATAATTTAGAGGAGGAAAATATGTTTAATCCTTGGTATTTAATTGAACCTGTAAATACGGAAGAAGATGGAGATTATATGTTCTGGTGGCCTGAAGATGAATTAGAATTGATAAGAAATTAAAATAAAGTATATGGCAAAAGGAAAAGGCGGTGAATCTAGAAAGATCACTTTCGGAAAAAGAAAAACAGGTTCTGCACAAAAGAGTTTCAACAAACATAGTCCGCGGCCTAAGAAATACCGCGGGCAAGGAAGGAGACCCTAAAGATATTTATTACTATGAAGAATATTCAAGCTCAATACCAAGACCTGTTAGAGGGTAAAATGTCCAAAAGTAATTTCATGCGTAATGTACGTATGCAATTTCCCCAACACGTATCACCTACTACGTCTTTCGATGATTCTGTAAGAATCCTAAAAGGTAAGCGTATTTTAAGTGAAAATACAAACACTGCAGAATCAATTAGAAAACTTGCTCCTTATACAGTTGCCCAGGAAATATCACATGATCTTGATCATGCAATGTATAATTTCACTGTTCAAAACGGTTCTCCTGATCCAGAAGAAGAAGAAGATATGATCAGAAATCTCGTAGAACAGTATGTCGAAAGAAATAAAATCGATAAAAGTATTGCTATTAAATACTTAACCAACAAAGCTTGGTGGGAAAATCTACATTATGCTCTTGAAGATATTAAGATAGGCATCCCTAAAATACGTCGAGATCGTAAAAAAGGGCAAGTAAGGTTTGGAACACTGGGATTAAACGAAGCAAAAAAGCCTGAAGGCGTTTACGGTCATAATCCAAACGCCGAAAACGATACCTATAGAGGTATTGATCATTTGAACTACTATCAGGTTTATCATGGCATTCAATATGAACTTGCAAAGATGCCGGAAATTACTGACGAGAATTACGTTAAAGCTAGAAAGAAAGTCGTTGACACTATTTTAAAAGATCCTGATGCTTACAAACAATTACAGCTTGCAAACTTTAAGGCTGTAAAGGAAATGGATAAGGATCTTGAAATGAAAGATGTAAAGAAAAACAACCTGACCGATAAGCCTAACGAGATGAAGGTCGTAGCTAAAGATGCTAAGCCTAACACACAAGATACTCTCGAAAAGAAAGAAAAGAGAAAAGCCAAGAACGGTAAAGGTCTTCAACACATGACCCAAACTCCTAAAGGTAAGCTTGAAGCATTTGCTACCCCCGGTAAGGAGAAGGTAATGGCACTCAAAGAACATATTCTCGATGAAATGACTACCCAGAACCCTCATCATGAGGAATTTCACAAGGGGATGGAGGTTTATAAAAAAAAAGGTGACGGTACCCCGGGATCGGTAATCGAATTCGACGGACATACAGCTACAGTTCAGTGGCAGGATGGTCACAAAGAAGACCTGCAGAAAAACGTCCTTACAAAAATCAAGCCTGAAAAGACTACTATGGAGCTTCCTTCTAGTGAGATGAAGCCTCGTACAATGGTTAAGTGGAGTAATAACGAAGAAAAAGTAAACGAAGATCCTGTAGGACAGCAAGCTGCTGGCGATCCTGACCAGGAGAAAGAAATGCGCGACACTCTTATAAAAAAAGAAGATAAAAAGGCTAGTCTTAAGGATAAGTTAATGAAGACTGTAAAAGAGCTCTTATTTAGAGATAAGAAAACAGGTAAAGTGCAATCCTTTCAGCAGAATGATCCAGCTATAAAAGATCCACAGTTCAATCAAGTATTTACAAAAGCACAATGAATAAGCAAGTCCTTATAGAATATTTACCATTCACGCCTCTACCTAGACAGCTACATGAGGCTAGAATGAATCCTAAAGCACCTCTTATTGTAGCCGGTCTTGTACAGGCTGCCGACAAACCTAATGCTAACAGACGTATTTACGATTTTGATACTCTTGCAAAGCAAGTTCAACTCTATATTGACGGGCCTATAAAGGAAAGAAGAGCACTTGGCGAACTCGATCACCCTGAATCTTCAGTTATCAACCTCAAGAACGTTTGTCATAACATTACACGTCTTTGGTGGGAGGGAAAAAATTTAATGGGTGAATTCGAAATTTTAGATACTCCATCAGGAAATATCTTACGTGAATTGTTTATGAACAATATAACAGTAGGAGTTTCTTCTCGTGCTATGGGATCGGTAACACCAATTGGTGAAGGCCTTGTTCAGGTAGAAGATGACTTAGAATTAATCTGCTGGGACTTTGTATCAACTCCATCTACGTACGGTGCTTACGTAAGACCGGTTGGAGGATTAAACGAATCTTACGACCCAAATGGCGGAGAAGGTAGAAAAAGTAGTATAAATAAACTTATTTCTGATATTATTTGCACCCAAAGCGGTGTGTGTTGCATTAAGTAAAAAACTTTTTTACTAAGAATCAAGGTTTTCCGTACAGGCAGGGATATTTATGATAGTATGCCATCCTAATATGGCATTTTGTATTCTATACACCCTTATATTGCTACACTCTAATTAGCAATCCCCGAAACAAATTTAAGATGGAAAATCAAGAATTGTTTAAGCAAGCAATCCTTGACGCAAAGGCTGTTCGTGAGACTGCAATGGCTGCCGCCAGAACTACTCTCGCTGAACATTTTGAGCCTTTTATCAAGGAGACCATGGAAAAGGAACTCACTAAAGAAGAGGACGATACCATGGAAGAGGCTACTGAAATGGAGGAAGCTGCAATGCATCATAAAAAAGATGAAATGCATAAAGAAGCTACCGAAATGGAAGAGTCTACACTAGATGAGATCCTAGCCGAGCTAGACGCCCTTTCTGAAGAGAAAGTAGAAGAAGAGGCTGATCTAGAAGAGGATGCTCATGTTAAAGGAGACGGCTACACTGGTAGCGCTACTGAAAAAAAGAAAACTGGTTACGATGAAAAAGCCCATACCTCTAAAGGCGGTACCGGGTATCCTGAAAAGGCAAAAAGCTCCATTCACGAAGCTGAAGAAGATGATGAAAAAGAAAAGGAAGATCACGGAGCCGAAGAGGCTGGTGAGGACCTGACTAAAGACGTCGAAGCAGCTGAAGGTGGTGAAGAGCAAGAAGTAGTTGACATCACTGTAGGAGAATTGAAAGACATCATTCGTGATGTATTCATGCAATTACAGGGCGGTGGAATGGCTCCTGAAGCCCCACTAGATGGCGGTACTGATCTTGCAGCCGATTTAGGCGGTGGTGAAGAAATCGAAGCAGGAGAAGAAGAAATTTCTCTTGATGAAATTCTTGCCGAACTTGAAAAAGAAGAGAAGGTTGAAGAAGGAGCTGCTGCTGGAGAAATTCCTGGCGGTCAGATCGATTCCAAAGCCGGAGACGTTTACAAAGTAGAAGAGATGAAGAAAGAACTTAACGAAGCCGTTAAGACTATCAAGGCTCTGAAGACCGAGTTGAACGAAATCAATTTGTTTAGCGCAAAACTTCTTTACGTTAACAAAATTTTCAAGGCAAAGAACCTTTCTGAATCACAAAAAACAAAAGTTATCAACGCATTTGACAGAGCAACATCTGTTAAAGAGGTTGAGAACACTTACAAAACCTTACTTGAATCTATCAGTGCTGATACTAAAAAATCATCACTTAAAGAGTCTGTAGGTTTTGCATCAAAACCAATCGGTAGCGCTCCAGCTCGTCCGATTGTTGAAGCCGATGCCTTCGTATCAAGATGGCAACAGCTTGCTGGAATTAAATAAACAATTTTTTTCAAAACTAAACATTTCTAAAAAATGTCAAACTTAGTGCAATCCCTTTTAGAAAGTGCTAACCCATACAACGATCAAATGGGTGTTAGCCAAAAGCTTGCCAAGAAATGGGCCAAATCTGGTCTTCTTGAGGGTTTGAAGGATTACGACCGCACAAATATGGCCGTTATTCTTGAGAACCAAGCCAAGCAACTCGTACTCGAGCAATCTTCAACTGGTGGTGGTGTAACCAACGGTGCTACCTTTACTCCTGGTAATGGTGAGCAGTGGGCTGGTGTAGCTCTACCTCTTGTTCGTAAGATCTTCGGACAAATCGCTTCTAAAGAGTTCGTTAGTGTTCAACCAATGAACCTTCCTGCCGGTCTAGTATTCTATCTAGACTTCCAGTATGGTAACAATATCCCTACACCGTTCCAAAAAGGACAATCCGTGTATGGTACTTTGAACCAAACTCCTAACAGCGGATTCGGTAACTTAGCTTCCGGAGGTCTTTATGGCCAGGGCCGCTTTGGTTATTCAATTAACCAATTCTCTGCTTCTTATTTTTCCGGTTCAGCTACTGCTACTCTTGCTACTTTCCAAGATGTAAACTTTAATACAGCTTACTCTCAGTCTGTAGTAGACAACAAGATGATCAAAATCAGCATCAACACTGGTTCTTTGGTGATCGATACTAACGGAGTTCGTGCTTTCGAAATCTCCGGTAGCAACAATACGTCTATCTCTCCTAGCACTCTTATCAATGACTTCACAGTTATTAGCGGTGCTAACTTGGTATTCTTTGTTAGCGGTTCAACACTTGCTACAGTACAAACTTCACTTTCTGGTTCTGGTGCCGATAACGCCGTACCTGGTGTAGTATTGTTCTATAACAAGTCTACTAACTTCGCAACTCGTGGTGACTTCGAGGATGCTCCTCAAGATACACCTACTCCATTCTCTAACCCGAACGCAGCTGCTTCTGCCTCTATCGTTATCCCTGAGATCAACGTGCAGATGAAGTCTGAGACCATCTCTGCTAAGACTCGTAAGTTGAAAGCACAGTGGACTCCTGAATTCGCGCAGGATTTGAATGCTTACCATAGTCTTGACGCTGAAGCTGAATTGACTGGTATGCTTTCTGAGTACATCTCTCTTGAGATCGACCTCGAAATCCTTGACATGTTGATTGAGAATGCACAGACAGTTGCTAACTGGTCTGCTCAAATCGGCCAGCAAATCAACGCTGCTGGTACTGCTTATGTAAGCAATACTGCCGGTGCTTATTACAACCAAATGTCTTGGTTCCAAACTTTGGGTATCAAGCTTCAGGCTGTATCTAACAAGATCCATCAGTTGACTTTACGTGGTGGTGCTAACTTCCTAGTATGTTCTCCAACTGTAGCTACAATTCTTGAGTCTATCCCAGGATTTGCTGCTGACACAGACGGAGCTGCAGACACTATGAAGTATGCCTTCGGTGTTCAAAAGATCGGTGCTCTTAACAGTCGTTACAAGGTTTACAAAAACCCATACATGACTGAGAACACAATCTTAATGGGCTTCCGTGGTAACCAATTCCTTGAGTGTGGTGCAGTTTATGCTCCATATGTACCATTGATCATGACACCTCTAGTGTACGATCCAAATACCTTCACACCACGTAAAGGTATCATGACTCGTTACGCTAAGAAGATGATCCGTCCTGAGTACTATGGTAAGGTATATGTATCTGACCTTCAGGTAGCTCAAGCTAGCTAATAACTTAGACTAGTTTAAAAATAAAGACCGGCCCCGTAAGGCCGGTTTTTTATTGTATCTATATCAATAAGTTATAGTCTCACTATCTCTAGATTTTATTTAAGGAGCCTAACTATTTATATCAAATGAAGTGTGCATGGTTGACTCAATAGTTACAAAAAAGAAAAAACTCAAGAATCCTATCAAATTTCAGGTTACGCTCAATGAAGAGCAGAAATTAGCTAAAGCAACGATTCTCAGGAACAAGATAACAGTTCTGAGAGGAGGTGCCGGATCGGGTAAATCGATGGTAGCCGCACAAGCAGCCCTAGATTTACTATTTACTAGACAGGTCGAGAAGGTTATTCTAACAAGACCTGCCGTAACTGCTGGTGAAGAGTTAGGTTTTATGCCTGGAGATAAGGACGCAAAACTCGCTCCCTACACGGCAGCCATATACGATAACATGTATAGGCTCTACAGTAAGGAGAAGATCGATAAAGAGATTATAGAAGGGAGAATTGAGGTAATTCCGGTGGCGTTTATGAGGGGTAGAAACCTAACAAACTGCTGTGTAGTAGTAGATGAGGGACAGAATATAACGCATCGACAAATGGAGTTGATACTTGGAAGAATATGTGAAGGAAGTAAAATGGTTGTCTGTGGAGATGTTGCTCAAATTGACTTAAAAGATAAAAAACTATCAGGTTTTAATTTTATATGTAACAACTTGACAAGTGTTCCTGGTTTTGAAGTAGTAACATTAAAGACTAATCACCGTGATCCGATTGTAGAGGATATCTTAAAAATTTACATCGATCATAGAGACTAAAAAACATGGCAAACCCTATTATTTACGACGGATCACCAGGGCCAATATCAGGTAGTACACCATTTGGCTTTTACGATAACGATCCGGAATATCAGAACGACGGTCCAAAAGTTGCTAACTACTGTGCACGAAAATTAGGCTACCCAGTACTAGATGTCGAACTTGACGATCTCAACATTTACGCATGTTTTGAAGAGGCAGTATCAATCTATGCTGAAGAGCTTTATCAACTTAAGATAAAAGATAACTACCTAACTCTTGAAGGACAGCCTACTGCTTCACTTTTAAATAACACTGTAGTATCTCCTAACTTAACCAACATGGTTAACATAGCAGAAACCTACGGACAGGTAGCAGGAGTGGGAGGATTTGTAAGTTGGAAAAGCGGTTCTTTAGATCTTCTACCTGGACAGCAAAACTATAACGTGTATGATTGGGCTGTTGCATCACAGAGCATGGATCCAGGAGATAGAATTATCATTCAGAGAATAATGTACCAAGCTCCTCCTGCTATTTACGGGTACGGGTATGGCGCCTACTACCCACAGCTTGGAGGATCGGGTGCATGGCCTGGCGATTGGGGCGGATATGGCGGTATGGGATATGGAGGAAATAATAGTGTAACTTACTACCCTGTATTTTGGGATATTCAGAGAATTCAAGAGCTAGAAATGTCAAACGACGTACGTCTACCTGAATGGTCTTTTGAATTGATCGGTACTAACTTGAGAATAACACCTGTACCTTTAGGAGGCAACTATGGAGGTTACAGACAGTGTGTATCTATCCAGTATGCATTCCAGTCAGACTTAATGTCCCTTACTGAAAACAGTCCATACGGTAGTAATCAGGGGCTAGTAGCAAATCCTGCATTAGCACCATACGGCCTTATTACCTACTCAGATATCAATCAACCAGGTAAGCAATGGATCAAGGAGTATACTGCTGCCCTAACATCTGAATTATTAGGCTTGATACGTGGAAAATACCAGACTGTTTTGATTCCCGGTGCTGAAGCTACACTCAACTACAACGACTTAATCACACGCGGTAAAGAGATGCAAGTGGCTTTGCGTGAAAAATTGAGGACTGATCTTGAGGATATGTCTAGACAAAAGCAACTTGAAAGAAAACAGTCAGAGAACAATTCTTTGAGTGATACATTGAATAATATACCGTTGATGGTTTATATAGGATAACTATGGCATTATTTGGAACAGTCAGAGATGCAAATATGCAATTTGGTGTAGCAGCCGAATTTGTAAATAACGTAGTCACCCAGCAAATAGGGTATTATAAGGTAGTTCTCCCTGCAACTCCGCCAAATATGTATGGTGAAGCATTCGTCAAGCAGTATATAGGGCCAGTACTCTTGAACTGTTTGATAGTGAGAGGAGACTTTACAACTGTTACTGATAATAATTTTGGTCCTGATAGTAGACGAGAAGTAGATTTCCGCTTTTTAAAACCAGATCTTGAAGCAGCTAACGTAGTGCCTGAAACAGGAGACATTATAATGTATAACGAACTCTACTACGAAGTAGATAATACAAACGAAAATCAGCTATTCCTCGGAAAGAACCCTGATTACTCGTATTCAGCAGGATTAAACAACTTCGGCGGTAGCTTCTCAATTATTCTTAACACCCATATGACTTCACCAGAAAGATTGGGTATAACACAACAGAGACTCTAATATGTCGCAGATTGTACGACCGCAGAATAGGAGAGAGTTTATGGATAAGCTCATTGTTCCGGCTGATCCTCAGTATGGAAATCCTAATCTCGTATTTTCTGAGCCATTTAAGCCCGGACAGCCTGAATTCAATAGAGCATACGAGACTGCATTTGAACCTATAGCAGACAAAAAATACTCAATAGGACTTGAGGATATTGATTTATCAATAATGTACCATTTTACAAACGTTCTTAAGCTTACGGTATTTCAAAACAATTCTACGGTACTGGTTCCGATCATTTACGGATCTCCTGAAAAATGGAAATCAATTCAAAAGGATGGATATTATCGCGATAATGCTGCAAGAATCATGTCTCCTCTGCTTGTCTTTAAAAGATCTTCAGTAGTTCAAAACCGTACTCTAGGAAATAAGATTGACGGTAATGCTGCAAAAAATGTACAGCTCTACGAAAAGCCTTTTTCTAGAAAGAATATATACGATAACTTTAATGTTCTACAAAATCAAAAGCCGCAGAGAGAATATACAGTAGTAGTAACTCCTGACTATGTCACTGTAAATTATACTGTTATAATGTGGACTAACTTTGTAGAACAAATGAACAAATTAATTGAAGCAGTTAACTTTGCTTCTAATTCTTACTGGGGAGACCCCGATTCTTTTCAGTTTCTCGCTAAGACTGAAACGTTTAATGACGCCCAAGTCTACGAGCAAGGTGAGGATAGACTTGTAAGAACTGAATTTGATCTCACTGTAAACGGTTATTTGATTCCGGATTCACTGAATGCATATCTCGCACAGCTATCTGGAAAGACCTACAATATCTGTAAAATAGTGTTTACCACCGAGCAGGTCCAGTAACGCCAGGTTGTTTATTGTTGCGGAATTAACTATTTATAAACAAATTTCTTAGGCGTGGCCAATACTATTTCACTCGCGGGTATATCACCCGGCCAAATAATTGAAGCCGATCAGCTCCAAAGGGTTATATATGCGTTGAACGGAGTAAGTGGTAGCGACATTATAATGTCCGGCAGCCTAGGGGTTACCGGATCGGCCGAGTTTTCTAGTTCTGTAGTGTTTTTTGCAGGCGCAACTGGATCTTTATTTGGTACTTCTAGCTGGGCTCTCAACGCTATAACAGCATCTTACGCACTCAACGCTGCAGGAAGCGACACCGGATCCCTTCTCTTAACCGCTTCTTTCACCAACCCTTCTATTACTTTTACAAAAGGAAACGGAACTACTTTCTTAATTAACTTATCAACGTTAGTTCCAAACACAGCATCATATGCCCTCAATGCTGGTACTGCTTCATACTTTAGCGGTTCAATTTCAAACGCAATTTCCGCTTCTTATGCATTAAGTGCTTCATATTCGTTATTTGCAGCTACCGCTTCGTATGCTCAAATATTTCCTTTCACTGGTTCAGCTATAATTAGCAGCAGTTTAAGTGTAACAGGTAGCGCAAATGTTACCGGTTCGTTATTCGTTAACGGATTACTAGTCGGTGCTGATACTGGCGCACAGTTAGCTATATGGCGATACACTTCAAGTCTCTTAACAGGAGTAGATCCTGGCCCCGGCTACTTTAGACTCAATGCAGTATGGTCCTCATCACCGAATTCAGCATCTTTTGATAATTTTGCCTATAATCCAAGTGTTAGTTTCTCTGGCTACTTAGATAATCTTACTGTAGGTACTATAATTAAACTCGTTAGCCTTACCGAAGGCGGTACTTACAAGTTATTACAAATTACTAGCACTACTCCACCTGAAACCGGCTACGAAACATACGGAGTATCGCAGTTAACATCAGCAGGTAATGATCCTAATGATGGCGATCAATTCGCATTCATTCCTGTAGGTTCACCAGGTGTAGGCTTTGATACTATTGCCAATCCAGGTCCAGGTAGAGTGATTTTATCAGACGGATCTACCAACGCAGCCTCCGCTTCTGTAAATCTGATATTTACAGGCAGTAATTTTCTCGTAACCGGCTCTACGATTTTCAATGCAATACAAGGAGAAACCAATATTGTAACTGTAAGATCAGGTAGTGCTAACTACTTAACAATAAATACAGCTAGTTTTTTCGACATATATAGCAATCTGTTTAATGTACGTAACCAAACTACACAGCAACCTGTATTAACTGTAAGTCAGAGTATAGTTCAAATAGCAACTCATTCAGTAGCACCAGCCGGTACAGCACCAAATGGGGGATTATATTTTACTTCTACGAGTTTCTACGTAGGTCTGGACTAAAAATAACTATTTATTACCGTAAAACCTTAAATCAAAATGGCAAATTGGAAAAAAGTCGTAGTATCGGGTAGTGCAGCCGAACTAGATAGTCTCAGAATAGCAAATAACGGGCTAGTAGTAACCGGATCGGTGAAAGCTGGTCTGAGTAATTCAAACCAAGCTAACATCGTTTCTTACGATACAGCAACTGGCCAGTTCTTCTATCAAGGAACCGGTTCATTTACTGCAACTACTGCTTCTTATATCCTAAGCTCTGGTGTTGATGGTCCTCTAGGAATGAATAGCATTGCTAGCGCTTCACAAGCACTTACTGCATCTCTTGCTCTAAGAACTACTGGAAGTCTTTCTCAAGTAGCAAGTAGAGGTATTGCACCATTTAGCTTTGACGGTAGTACAAACGTGCAAATCGAAGTAAGCGGTGCTGCTCAATTAAATAACAATCAAATTACAAAATGGGATTCTACAGATGGTAAGTTTGTGAATTCTAGTGTATTTGATAACGGTACTTACGTTTACGGTAGCACTAGCCTGAGATTTACAGGTACAGAAACACAGCTCACAGGTTCGTTTACAGGTTCATTTGCCGGCGAATTCGTAGGAGTTACCAACCTACCTGATTTAACTCAAGGTACTGGTATTACAGCCTTTACTTATGACGGTGGTGCAACTGCTACTGTAGCAGTATCTGGAGCCTCTAGCTTAACAACTGATAAGATTACAAAATGGACCGGTGATGCATTTGCAAATACCAGTCTTTCTGATAACGGAACAGTAGTCAGCGGTGCTAGTTCAATTCAATTGACCGGAACTAATTCAAGCCTAACCGGTTCATTTACCGGATCATTCAAAGGCGACGGATCTCAGTTGACCGGACTAGTAACGACCTTGAAGATTACCGGTTCTTATTCTACAGAACCTTCAACCTTTACCACTGTTGATCTCCTCAACCAAGGATTAACAATTGCAGGTACACTCAATGAGATCAACGTTACTGCTTCTGCACAAACAGTAACTATCGGACTACCTGGATATGTTGAAGTAACCGACCTAACTGTTAATAACAACTTAGTTGTACTTGGTACTGCTAGCTTCCAAAATACAACTAACTTAGAGATCAAAGATAGATTCATCCTCTTAGCTTCTGGTTCAAATACGCCCGGCGATGGAGGTTTAGTTGTACAGCAAGCAACTCAAGACGTAGGAGAGCTATTCGGATTCGATAACGGAACCCAAAGATGGGCTGTAACAGGATCATTCAACGCTTCTCTTTCATCTTTCACACCTGATGCATTCATGGCAGCAGTAGTAGAGGGAGCTAGCGGAGATCCAACCACAGCACCTGCTAAGTATGTAGCAAAAGGTAATATATTCGTAGGAAGCGATGAAACAATTTGGATTTATTCTTAATAGGTTTTTAAAAAAGATAGTTATGGGGTTTAACGCAAGAAATCTAACTGTAAATAACAACAGCGTAGAGGAGCCCAAACCGGCTCCTTTACCTGTTTTAAATTTAAAAAAAGACGAAGTTGAGCATCTTTTGAATCTCGTTCGAGAATCTCATTTTAAAGGAGAACACGTTCAAAAAATCTTTGAACTCGTGTTAAAACTACAGGATTACTATATTAAGCTTCCCTGATTCTCTGCTATTTATATTAAGGACAGCACTGTTGGCCCGGTAAGGGAAGTAGGCGTATACACGGCATAAGTGTATGTATCTAACCGCAGAAGAAACTGTCACAATATAGTATGCCAAATTGGAAAAAACTCATTGTCAGTGGATCAGATGCATCACTGAATTCTCTCGTAGTAGCTACAAACGTCAATGCCCAGTCCTTTACAGGATCACTGTTTGGTACTTCTAGCTGGGCGTTAAACGCTACTACTGCCTCTTTTGTTACTGCATCCAACGTATATGGCCCTTATGGAGCAAGTAGCGTATTGAGTGCTTCTTACGCACAGACTGCTTCTTATGCCGTAAATATTACAGTATCAGGAGCTATACAAAATGTAGACTATATTGATTTCGATACTACAGCTAGCTACACACTTGCAGAAGGAAGGCTAGGATGGGATAGTGGAGATGGAACATTACAATTAGGTTTAGCTGGCGGAACCGTACAGTACTCTGTCGGTGAAACGCTTTATGCATATGTATATAATGCAGAAGCAACCACTCTGACAAAAGGACAGGCAGTCTATATTTCCGGATCACAAGGAAACAGGGTTGCCGTCAAATTAGCAAACGATTCCGGAGATCCTTCTTCTGCAGGAACATTAGGGTTAGTTGCCGAAACTATTGCTGCAGGAGGTACAGGATGGGTAATTACTGAAGGTCCTTTAAGAAAGCTAAACACCCTAGGATTGACAGCAGGAAAGCTCGTTTTCCTCAGTTCTACCCCAGGGGACTACACTCAGACACCTCCCACTGCCCCAAGCCATAGTGTAAGACTAGGATACGTAGAAAGAGTTAGTGCAACAGTAGGATCAATTTTCGTTAAGGTCGATAATGGGTATGAAATAGGAGAACTTCACGATGTAGTAGATAACACAACAACATCTTCATACGGCGATTTACTTATTAAGAGCGGTAGTGTTTGGATTAATTCAAAACAACTTACCGGCTCCTACACATTAACAGGTTCGTTAAGTACAAGCGGTTCAAATGTCTTTATTGGTAACCAAACAGTAACTGGTAGTTTATTTACTAGCGGATCAAATACATTAATTGGATCTACAACATTAACCGGTAGTTTAAATATTACTGGATCTACTACTCAAGTAGGTAATAACAACCTAGTAGGTAATACATCGCTATCTGGAAGCCTGACTATATCAGGATCTCAAGGCGCCTCAACACCAACTATTAATATTTTTGGTGACATAGAGCAGACAGGTTATACTAGATTCCTTCCAGTAACAACAAATATAAACACATCAATATCTGCCTCTTACATTTATGTAAGTGGAACTACAAATGACTTATATTTCTCTCAAAATGGAGCTGGATATAGTAATACAACTCGTTTACGTTGGTTAGAAGGTAATTTATACACAGGTTTATTAAACGGCGGTGTAATTACCTCACAATCATCCACAGTTTACCAGATATCAAGTGGTAGCGGTATTATAGTTAATTTAAACGCAAGTTTAAATGATAATCCATACCCTACAGTCCAATACTTAAACTGGCCTAATCTTTCAGCTAGTATTGCTCCTTTTACAGCATCTTATGACCAAGCATTTGTTGGTATTGATTCAACAAACAACATTTTTGCTCAAGGAACACCTTTCTCTAACGGCCAATTTGATACTGTAATAAACATTGGTAACGTACTATTCCAAAACGGATCTACAATTAATGGTTTTAAAACACAACCTTCTGTAGCATATGGTTTTGAACAATCACAAAATGTATTTAATAGAGCATTTGGACCATTAAAATTATCTGGTTATACTTTATCTCCTAGTGGATCAAGTACAGGAAGTTTAATAGTAGGAAGCGGTACTGCTTATGCACCTGGGTCTAATTACACAATAGATCCAAATGAACCTTATTATACAGTTGACTCTGGTACTAATATATCTAAAATATTTAGATACTATCAATCAGGATCTAGCTGGGTTTATAATACAAATGCTGGTGCTGGTTTTACAACTGTAGATCCAACTCAATATTCTAATAATGGTGTTTTAACAAACGTAGGCGCCGGTAACTGGTCTGTTCAAAGAGTGTTCTGGTTCCCTAATAGTGTAACTAAAGCAATAGTGGTTTACTACGGTAACGCCATTTATGCTACTGAAAATGATGCTCTTGCAAACATCCCGTTTGAATCGTTTGTTGAAGCACCAAATACAGCAGCTAATGCTATTTACCTTGGAGCTATTGTAATTAACGGTAGCGGTGTATTTACAAACCCTAGTACTTTTACAATCTACCCCGGAGGCCTATTTAGGCAAGTAGGAGGATCTGGAGGCGGAGGATCAGTAGTAACACAAACACTATCCGGCCTGTCTGACGTTAACATATCTGGACCAACTGATTACCAACCTCTAGTTTACAGTACAACTCAAGCAAAATGGATTAACGCATCCTTTATCAGTGCTTCTATTTCAGGAAATGCAGCTACAGCAACAACTGCTTCCTACGTACTAAACGCAGTATCGGCATCGTTTGCAACTAGTGCGTCTTATGCCCTTTCAAGCTCTTATGCCTTGAATGCGACTTCTGCATCAAGTGTAACTGGAGGTACAACAAATTACGTAGCTCTTTGGAAAACAAATACAGCATTAAGCCGTAGTGCTTTTTATCAAGACCCAAATAACAATAACTACGTAGGTTTATTTACTAACGCACCTTCTTACAGTCTGGATGTTCTCGGGGACGTAAGAGCACAAGTAGACTTGCGCGGTGAAGCTAAGGTATATTTCCCGAACCTAGCAGAAGGATCTCCGTCTACAGATGTATTGATCTGGGATTCAGCTGTCGGCCAACTCTACCGTACCGGATCCAGCGGATTAAGCGTAGGTAGTGCCTCCTTCGCCACTTCTGCATCTAGAGCAATTAGTTCAGCAACAGCTTCTTATGTATTACAGTCTATATCTGCATCTTATGCAGCTACAGCCTCTTCAGCAGATAACTTTACTATTAGAAATAACTTCTTTGTACCTTCAATAAGTGATCAAAGGATATTGTATAAATCAGGAAGCGCAGTAACTGGGTCAAATGATTTTACTTGGAATTACACCTCAAATCAATTAACAATCAACGGAGGTGCTGCTTCCGGACAGATACAAGTTAATCCATTAGGCGTAGACGGCGTTTATTTAGGTGCTAGAGCTGGAATAACTGCAGGAGAAGCAGGTCTTTATAGCGCTAACAGCGATCAATCAATCGCACTCTATGATCCTGGTGTAAACAGCTACTATTACAGTAACGGTAATTATAAGTTTGACGGTAATATCCATCAATTTACAGGATCTGCAGCAATCACTCAAAACGTTACCGCCTCTAATGCACTTATTACAGGTACAATTACGGCACAGACCCTCGTTGTACAGACTGTCACTTCTTCAATCGTTTATTCTTCAGGTAGTAACAGGTTCGGTAATCAGTTAAGTGATACACAGCAGTTTACAGGATCGGTATCTATTACTGGATCTCTGGCCGCAAGCCTGACTAATGTTGATCAAACTAATATCGTAGGCTATAATACGTCTACCGGTCAATTATTCTATCAATCTACAAGTTCACTAAGTGTCACTTCGGCATCCTATGCTGCTACAGCAAGCTATGCTACCGTATTTAACATCTCATCTTCACTATACTCTGCAGGAGCAAGAACAGCACCGGCCGGGGCAGAAACAGCTATCATAACCCTGAATACAGGGTCATATACAGCTGCATTCTTTGATTACACAGTATCATCAGGATCAAATGCTAGGGCCGGTACAGTAATGTCGGTGTGGAATGGTGCAAGCGTTCAATATACAGATAATTCAACACTTGATATTGGAGGTACTTCTGATATTACGTTGAAGGTAGAAGTAGGAGGTGCTAACGCCCAGCTAGTAGCTACAACAACGACATCTGCTTGGACGGTGAAAACAACCTACAGATTAATATAAAGCTTATGTATCAAGTACAAATGGAATTTATTCCAGGTAATGATCAAATTTGGGTAGCACGTCTCAATCCAAACGATCCGGTATATGAATACCCGACCCTTATGGAAGCAGAAGCAAAAGCATTTGAGTTAGAAAGTGCCGATCCAACCAATAGAAAGTATAGAGTTGTAGAGGTATAACTATTTATATACAAAACCCCTATCTCAGGGAAAGTGAACTGAGATGATATAATATGGCTAACGAGTTTGTAACCAGGTGCGGATTAGTATCCCGCGATAATTCTCAAATGTCCGGTTCTTTACAGGCAACCGGATCACTAGGTGTGACAGGAAGCGTTGGATTTGCTTACAATACACTAGTAGCAGGAGCTGCAGCTTGGTCGGCAGGAGGAGCTATGATCACTGCTAGATCCTTCCTAGCAGGAGCAGGTACGCAAAATGCAGGTCTTGCATTTGGTGGATATTTCGCCCCTGCAGTTAGAGCTTGTACAGAAGAGTATAATGGCTCATCTTGGACTGCCGGCGGTACAATGATTACTGCTAGACGGACATTAGCAGGAGCAGGAATACAAAATGCAGCTCTTGCTTTTGGAGGAAGTCCAACGGGCGGGGTAGCATGCACAGAAGAATACGATGGAGCTTCGTGGACCGTTGGCGGTGCTTTATCAACAGCTAGATATGAGCTAGCAGGTGCAGGTACGCAAAATGCAGGCTTAGCCATCGGTGGAGTTACCATTTTTGGTGTACAATCTTGTACAGAAGAATATGACGGTACTTCATGGTCAGCAGGCGGTGCTTTAAGTACTGCTAGATTCGCACTAGGAGGTGCAGGTACGCAAAACGAAGCACTTGCTTTCGGAGGTATGAATTCAGGGTACATTCAAGTATCCTGCACCGAAGAGTATAACGGAACATCATGGTCGTCAGGCGGTGCTTTAATAACAACCAGATTCAGATTAGCAGGAGCAGGTACGCAAAACGCTGGTCTAGCTTTTGGAGGGTATACCAACACAAGAGTTAGCTGTACAGAAGAATATAGTGGAACCTCATGGACGGTAGGCGGTGCTATGATTACTGCAAGACAATATCTAGCCGGAACTGGAGATTCAAACTCTTGTGCACTTGCTTTTGGCGGAATGGCCCCATCCGCAGTAGCATGCACAGAAGAATATGCAGCAACTACAACAGTATCAACAGTAAAAACATTCGACTATTCGTCAACAACGGGTAATATAGCAGCAACCGGATCTTTATTCGGTACTGCATCTTACGCAACATTAACAGCTAGAGCAGAAACAATATTTCCGTTTACAGGCTCGGCTATAATGAGCGGTAGTTTACAATTGACCGGCAGTCTTTTTGTAACAGGCTCGCCTGTAACCATTCTCTCAAGCGTTTACATGAATCCCCAAACTTTACTTGGAGATGTAAACATACCCGATAATACAAATGCATTAATTTTAGGCCCTTACACTATTTCCGGCAGTATTAATTTAGGTACAAGTTCGAGTTTACTTGTTATAGATGATTTTAATGCGTTAGCTACGACCGGATCCAATACATTCAACGGTGATCAAATCGTAAACGGAAGTATAAGTGCTACAGGAGGCTTTACAGGATCTCTATTAGGAAATGCTAGTACAGCAACAACTGCAAGTAATGCAACTACAGCCTCATATATCCTAAACGCAGTATCTAGCTCATTTGCTACTTCAGCATCTAGGGCAGAAACAATATTTCCATTCACAGGATCGGCTATTATTAGCGGTAGCTTGATTATTACAGGATCTGCAAGTATTAGTACAACTTTAACTGCACAGAGTATTGTTGAGACGTCTGCTTTAAGGTATAAAGAAAATATTAAAGATTTGCAACCAATAGACGCTATCTATAAATTACGTCCTGTAACTTTCAATTGGAAAAATACACCAAAGTATGATATAGGTTTTATAGCAGAAGAAGTACAGGGTATAATTCCAGAATTAGTAGAATTGAATGAAAACGGCGAAGTAGAAGGCATCAAGTATTCTAAGATATCTACCCTTGTAGTTAAAGCCTTGCAATCCCAGGAAAAACAAATCAAAGAATTGCAAGAGCAAGTCACTAGATTGACTAAAGAAATCAATGATTTAAAGAATACATAATACTCAGTTATATATTAGAAATAACATTACTCGTTCTTAGATTTCTATCTTAAGATGGTACTATTTATAGATACGATTGTTTATTTCTTTAATATTCTAGCTGATAAAACAAATCTATAATGAGTACTCTTAAGGTAAATAATATTACACCTTTTACAGGGAATTCCGTAACTATATCCGGACAGTTAATAACTTCCGGTAGCTCTGCTCAACTTACAGGCTCTCTGTTTGGAAGCTCCTCATATGCCACTAGTGCATCATATACAGTTAACGCTACGACCGCCTCATTTGCCACTAGTGCATCATATACAGTTAACGCTACGACCGCCTCATTTGCCGCTACTGCATCGTATGTCGCTAATGTCAATCCATTCCCTTTTACAGGTTCTGCGATTGTGAGCGGATCTGTAGTAGTTACAGGAAGCATGCTACTTGCTTATAACAGACTTATACCGGGCCTCTCCGGATGGTCAACAGGCGGATCTTTAATTGTAGCCAGAAGCTGTGGTGCTGGAACAGGAACACAAAATGCCGGTCTAGCCGCTGGAGGTTACGGACCTCCTGGTGCTGTCTACCAGTGTACAGAAGAGTATGACGGAACATCGTGGACGGCGGGCGGAGCAATGATCGGCCTCATGTGTGCAAACGCAGCAGCAGGTACACAAAATGCCGGTCTTACTTTCGCAGGTAGGAACCCTTCAAAACAATGTTCTGAAGAGTATGACGGAACATCGTGGACAGCGGGCGGTACTTTGATTGACGTGTCGTGCTTACGTACAGGTGCAGGGACACAAAACGCCGGTTTAGCGTTCGGTGGATTTGGTGCATATCAATGCACAGAAGAGTACGATGGGACATCGTGGACGGCGGGCGGAGCAATGATTATAGGTGGATCTGCAGCAGCCGGAGCTGGTACGCAAAACGCCGCACTATCGATTGCTGGCGCTTCACCTAGTCCTTCGTTTGCTATTATGGCTTGTTCTGAAGAATATGACGGAACATCCTGGGCAGTAGGCGGTGCATTAAGTCAAGCGAGATATACGCTAGGAGGTGCAGGTATACAAAATGATGCTATTGCATTTGGAGGATGTAATTTTCCCGGCTATACAACTTCTAACTGTACCGAACAGTATAACGGAACAACCTGGTCGAGCACTTCTGCTATGATTTGTGGAAGAATTTACGTAAGGGGTGCAGGAGCATCAGGAACTTCAGCTCTAGCATTTGGAGGATATAAAATAAGCCCTTTTGCTGTATTATCGTGTACTGAAGAATTTAGTGTGACCGACCCGACAGTAGCAATGACATCAACATTTATTTACGATAATTTATCAGGATCGATATCAGCTACCGGGTCTCTTCTAGGAACAGCTTCTTTTGCAACAAATGTAGGTATATTAACCGGATCACTTGTTACTAGCGGAAGCCTTATAGTAACAGGAAGCGCACAGTTCAGTTACCTCGGTACATTCGGAGGCTGGTCTGCAGGCGGTGCATTAATTACTGCTAGATGGATCTTGGGAGGAGCAGGCACACAAAACGCCGGCTTAGCCTTCGGCGGTTACTGTGCCCCTACAATTCGAGCGTGTACAGAAGAATATAATGGAACATCGTGGACAGCAGGCGGTGCATTAATCACCGCCAGAACCTACCCAGTAGGAGCAGGTACACAGAACGCCGGTCTTGCTGCTGGAGGAAGTTATACTACTTGTACAGAAGAATACGATGGAAACACATGGACAGCAGGCTGTGCTATGATTAGTGATTGCAGCCAACGAGCAGGAGCAGGAAGTCAGAACGCAGCTCTAGCATTTGGAGGTTCGTATCCCAGACAGTCGATTACAGAAGAGTATGACGGTACAACATGGACATCAGGCGGTGCTTTAATTATTGCTGTTCGTCAACTCGCAGGAGCTGGTACACAAAACGCCGGTCTTTCTTTTGGCGGTGTTAACCCTAGTGCAACAAATGTAACTGAAGAATACGACGGTACGTCTTGGGCGACAGGAGGTACTTTAAACACAGCAAGAGCTGATCTCGCTGGCGCAGGTACACAAAACGCAGGTTTAGCTATGGGAGGAGGAAATGCAGGCTGTACAGAAACATATAACGGAACTTCTTGGACTACGAGCGCTGCATTAATTACTGCTAGATATCAACTTGCAGGAGCTGGAACACAAGCATTAGGGTTAGCCTTTGGAGGTCGTAGTAATGCTCCACAATTTTCTTGTACAGAAGAATTCATACTTCCTTACTTTGAAGCAGTTAGAACTTTTAACTACTGTAATACAAATGGAGCGATATCAGCAACCGGTTCTTTATTCGGTACCGCTTCGATAGCTTTAAGCGCTTCATTTGCCACCAGTGCATCTAGCGCGATAACAATATTTCCTTTCACAGGTACTGGATCTGTAAACGGAAGCCTGATAGTTACCGGCTCTTTAAATACATCCGGATCTAAAACCAACATAGGCCCTTTTATAAATACCGGATCCGTAACTTTCTCCGGCTCTCTAACTCATACAGGAGGTGTAGGATTCTGCTATCTCGCCGGTAGCCCAACAGGACCTGCCGCTTGGTCTGCAGGCGGTGCTTTAATCACGGCCCGAGGTGCTGGTGCAGGAGCCGGAACGCAGAATGCCGGTCTTTTAGCTGGAGGAAATCCATTCACTACAAACACCGAAGAATATAACGGTACGTCCTGGTCAGGAGGCGGCGGACTACCAATCTTAGTCACCAGTATGGCAGCAGCAGGAACACAAAATGCTGCATCAGCCTTCGGAGGAAATACGCCAGGCGGAGTCAGTAGTTGTACAGTAGAGTACGACGGGACATCCTGGTCTGCAGGAGGTAATTTAATCTGTGCTAGACAATGCCCTGCAGGCGCAGGAACACAAAACGTCGGACTTGCGATGGGAGGATCCTTAGCAGCTTCCCCTTTTGCACTACTAGCTTGTACGGAAGAGTATGATGGTACCTCTTGGACAGCCGGCGGTGCAATGATTACAGCAAGAACTAGTCTAGCCGGAGCAGGAACACAAAACGCCGGACTTGCGATGGGAGGTTTTACTGGTGCTCGCGTTACATGTACAGAAGAATATAATGGAACATCCTGGGCAGCAGGCGGTGCAATGATTACTGCTAGAAATAGCCTCGGAGGTGCAGGTACGCAGAATGCAGGCCTCGCTTTTGGAGGTTACGATGGTTCAGTCGCACGAACTTGTACAGAAGAGTACAACGGAACATCGTGGTCGGCGAAAGCTGCTATGATTACAGCTAGACGAAATCCAGGTGGAGCAGGTATAACATCCTGTGCTCTTGCTATGGGAGGAGATGTACCAGCAGGTCAATGTAGTTGTACAGAAGAATTTACTGCAGCTACTGTCTTCGCTTTTAACAAAACTTTCGACTATTCTTCTTCATCAGGAGCCGTAATTCTATCCGCTGTATCCGCTAGCTTAAATTTTGCAGACGATACCGAAGCAGCAACCGGAGGAATACCGCTCGGAGGGCTTTATAGAAGTGGAAGCCTCATTAGAATAAGATTAAGTTAACTACTTTTAACAACTGATAAAGCAAAAAAAATGAAATACTTTGTAGCAGAAAACACCGGAAAAGGGTTCATTACTCACCAAGACAGCGAAAGATCACATATTGCAGGCTATCCAGGTAATGTCTGGGCTACTGAAAGTAATGAAGCCTGGGCATCACGCACTAATGCTGTAGAAAAGACCAGAGATGAGGCTCAAGCTCTCATCGACGCAGCTATCGCTGGAGTAACTGATCCTGAAGGAAAACAAATAGTTATAACTCTTCCATAAAAAGAGTTGTAATATTGAAAAATAGTTATTATATTAAATTAATTGAAATATTGTTATGAGTGAAAATCAAGAAAAACAGAGTTACGAATTAGCTATCCCTAGTGATTTACAGAATATTCTAGCGGTTCTCAAACCGGAAGATGCAAAAGAAGTTTTAAGATTAAAAGAAGAACTGGCTGATAACTGGAATAAAAAGCAAATTTTCCGTACCGAAACGGAAATGCGTGTATCAGTTCTCAATGATGCCAAGCACCCAACTCCTGCTTCTAAATACTGGCAATCTGTTAGAGAGATGTCTGCGCACTTTGATGCAATGATGAATCTCTCTTTTGATATGCGTAGGGCCGATGTTGAAAGACTTAAGCTCGAGCGTAAAATGAAAGAAGCAGAGTTAAAAGGAGATATGCTAGAAATCATGGAAATTCAGATTGATCTCGATCAGAATCTTTATGGAAAAGCCTGTATGGAACAAGTAGCTCACGATCGTGTAAGAGAAATTCAGACTTGGTCTAAAATTAAGACCGAACTTAACGACGGAAGTTTCGATGATAGAAATGTTAATACACATCAGGCTGAAAGTCTGGGATTGAGACTTGAAAATAGAGTTAAGGCATTAAGCCCTAATAGCGAACCCAGTGAAGTTATTAATGCTGTAGGTCCTCTACAGACTCTTCAGAGACTAAAAACAGAAGGTAATACGTTACTTACCTTTGAACAGACTCGTCAACAACTAACTCAACAAGCCGATTCCCAGCAATAGAGTAAAAATACCTAACAGTTATGTTTTTCTACAGAAAAGAAAATGCCCTTTCCCCGGAATTATGTAAGTCTTTTATAGATTCCTTTGAAGCATCAGAAGACAAGCGCCCTGGAGTATCCTACGGCCCTGATGGTACCGCTTCAACGGGAGCTAAAAAGTCTACTGATATTACCTTCCACCCCCAATACCGGAATCACCCTGTATGGGGTACCTTGTTAGGCTCGTTAGTAGATGTCTTAGAAAGAGGACTTAGAGATTATAGAGATAGGCATTCTTTAGCTTTTTCTAATTTAGATCCATTACAAATAAGTTCGTTATTCAATCTACAACGTTATGATCCAGGTGAAGGTTTTTATGGATGGCATTGTGAAAGAGCTACTAACAGGTGTAATACTAGGTATCTAGTTTGGATCTTATACCTAAACACTATCACGGACAGAGGTGAAACAGAGTTCTACTATCAACATCACTTTGAATCTGCTATACAAGGTAAATTGGTTATTTGGCCTTCCGACTGGATGTATTTACATCGCGGTGTTCCTTCGCCTTCACAAACAAAGTATATACTAACCGGATGGTATACTATGATCGATAGACAAGAAAAATAAATATATGTTCCCATTAAAACCGTATAATGATTTTAAACCTCAGTCTAACTGGAGTACTTTTTACTATTTCAAGAACGTATTTAACGATCAAATGATTCAAGAGTTAGATGAGATGGTAAAATCGAATTATAAATTTTCTAAAGGTAGAACAGGGGTTAGAGAGTTAGGAAGTGATACGGATTCTTACAAGACTAATAACAGAGATATTGCCTATCTAAATCCAGCCCCACATACAAAATGGCTTTACGATATTTTATTTCCTTTAGTATTAGAAGCAAATAGTAAGTTATTTCACTTTGATATTGATACTGTAACCGACCCTATTCATTATGTCATCTATCCAACCGATGGCGGACACCTTGATTGGCATATGGATGTTGGAGCATTAGGGGTTAATAAGAGAAAAATTGCCACCACTATTCAACTTTCTGATTCTAAAGACTACGAAGGCGGTGATTTTGAAATTTGGTTTGGCGGAAAAGAATCTATTATTGTCCCGCGAGAAAAAGGAGATGTTATTTGCTTTCCAGCATTTTGTATGCATAGGGTGAGACCAATTACTAGAGGGGAACGTAAGTGTATGGTATTTTGGACAGGCGGACGCCCATTTAGGTAAAAAAATATTTTATGGAATTTAAAGTTTATGAACAACTCTGGTTTACAACCCCTGTATGGGAGTGTCCCGTATCAGGAATCGACAATCAATCTATCAAGCAGTACTGTTTAGAGACACGTAGACAGAAACCAGGAGTTACTATCTCAAATAGGGGAGGATGGCATAGCGGCGAACTGCTATTCCCTATACCTACAGCTCTTGAAAGGTTATTTAACGATCTCACAGTATTTGCAAATGATGTTTGTGCTCGATATACTGGAATCAAAGATCTGCAATTAGGTAATTTTTGGATTAACATTAACGGACATCACGATTATAACCTAATACACGATCATCAAAGCAGTGTTTTATCAGGAGTATACTACGTATCAGTTCCCCAGAGTAACATGGGAGATTTAGTGCTACATAGGGGAGACAACATGGAATTCTTTATGACAGGTAAAGTCGAAAGAGAACAGACAATGTCTAATGCTCTATCGGTTACCAAGCCGGCTCAAGAATCTACTTTTTACCTATTTCCGAGCTGGGTCAAGCATCACGTCGAAAGAAACGAATCAAATCAAGAGAGAATTTCAATAGCCTTCAATTTTGTACCTAAAGAGTTTATTAACAAATAAAATATAAAATCACATGAAACTATTCAATCTCGGAGATGCTTCTCCATCAGCACGAATGACTTTTTTATCAATTGGACTTGTTGTTTTCCTCGGTAATTGGCTAACAGGATTCAGCAATGTTAGTTGGGTACTGTGGTTACCGCCAACTTTACTGCCACTTGCTGCTTTAACCGGAATCTGTCCTTTCAAAATTATTTGGGAAAAGTTAGGCTTTAAAAAATGATATTAATAACTGTATTTGTACTCACTGTAGGATTTTTATACTGGCTTATAGGCTATAGAAGAATATTAGAAAGATATTTAATGTTCTTTAAAAAAGAATATTGGACAGACTATAATACAGTAGAGTTTGCAGCCTGGATGGCTAAAGCTTTAATTATCGTACCGGGACTAGTTTTCGGTAAGGAGATTTGGTGGTTACATTTCTTTACACTTATAACCTCTTCTCTTCTTATTTGGGCTAGTATGCGAAAATCTTTACCTACCTTAATTGCTTTTAATACTCTTTGGATAGGAATTTCATTAACAATTATACTTAGAAACATACTTTAGTATGCATATTTGCATAGTAGGTTCAGGAGCTAGTGGATGGCTGGTAGGTAATCAGTTAAAAGAACTTTCTTTTGTAGAGAAAGTAACGATAATAGGTTCCCCTAAAATACCACACATTGGGGTAGGTGAGTCAACTACATTGACATTACCTATGGCACATACAAAATTTAATGTTAAACTTGAAGATTTTATAAGAGAATCGCATGCAGCTGTAAAATACGGAGTATATTATAAAGGATGGAGTAAGCACGACTGGATTCATTTTTTTAAGTCTGAGATACCTTTTAAAAAAACTAAATTATCTGCAAGAAAGTATATAATGTTACTAGGTAATAAAGACCCTGAAACATTCATACACGATATCTACGGTTCCACAATATGGAATGAAGTAGTTGGTAAAAATAACGTATTTCCAGAGAACTATGGAATGGAGTTAGAAAACGAATATCCGAATACGTACCATTTTGATGCAGGTCAGTATATAGAATTTTTAAAAAAGCAAGCATTTAAATCCTCTAAAGTAGAGTTTATAGCAGATACTGTTGACCGGGTTAATTTTATAGAACAAGGGTATATTCCAAATTTGATGTTGGAAAGCGGGAGAATAGTAGAGGCTGATTATTATATAAATACAACAGGCCAGAATTTAAAAGTAAAGAATGTATTTAACGAACAGTACGATAGTATAGGAGATGTTTTGCTGACAACTAAAGCTGTCGTTTACCCACTTCCTTATACAAATAAAAGAGAGCAGTTTCACCCTTACACGGTAGCGAAGACCATGAAATACGGGTGGAGATGGATTACTCCAACATGGGAAAGAATAGGGACAGGCTATACTTTTTCTGAAAACCATGTAAGCGTAGATCAAGCGATAAATGAATTTATAACGGATATAGGGGATGAATCTATTATACCTAGTGTAGTTGATTTTAGACCTCGGGTTAACAGGCAGACGTTTAAAATTAATAGTTGTTCAATTGGAATGGCTAACGGATTTTTAGAACCTCTAGATGCCCCCGGTTTAGCTTTAACTAGTACAGTTACCGTAGTATTAGAGAGAGTTCTTGAAACCTACCACCAGGCATTCAAAGATAAGAGTGTAAAGTATAACGGAAATTATAATAATAATGCTCTAATTTTTGCAAACAGTGAAATTAAAAAAGCTTATAAATTCTGGACAACTTTTATTTTAAATCAGTATAAAACCTGTCATAGGTTTGATACTCCATTTTGGATAGATCAAAAACAGGTAAAGTGGGATGATTGGACTTTAGCAATGAAAGACCTTAATGCTTACTGTGATTTAATCAAAAACGATTACGACGTGATGATGCTTGCTCAAACTACCGCAGCACGAAATATTCAATATTATACCCCGGTATCTAAAGAAATAAGACCTATAAAATTACCAGAGACAGTACCAACAGCTATGCATCATTTTGATTATATTGAAAGTTTTCATAGATTAAAGTAGTATGAGTAAATCACATGTTTTTCCTCTCTTTCCAATTCCGCTCTACGTAACAACTTATGAAGAAGATACTACTGAGATAGTAAAGTACTTCGATAGCTGTGAGATGAATGACGGAAGAAACAGTCCTTATGGTTGGATTTCAAAAAATAGTTATATTATAGATCATCCTATATGTAAGCCTCTTGCAGACTTTTTCATGTTTCATTTTAGAGAGTTTGCAACTAATATAATGAGATACCGGTATAAAGAATTACAGTTTGCTCAGTCGTGGCTTACCTATAAAGAACCAGGTCAATTTCATAAAGCGCACACCCATCCAAATACGCTCCTTGCAGGAGTATTCTATTTTGATCATCAACCAGGAGATGCTGCAATATGTTTTAGTAAGAAAGCAGGATCTCAATATAGAACTTATATGGAACCTTCCTTAGAGGAGGATTACCAGGAGCATCCATTTTCTCAGGAAGAAATCTATTTTATACCACAACGAAATAATTTTATTATATTTCCATCCTATGTTACTCACGGTGTACCCCCTAATAGAACTAGTAAAACAAGGAAAGCGTTAGGCATAAATGCCTTAACAAAAGGAACACTAGGAGACAAAGAAACAATTTCAGAGATAATATTTGGGCGTTATGCAAGTTAAGTATGAAATCCTAGAACTATTCCCGATCCCTGTTTACACAACAATGATACCGCCTGGTTTTTCCAAGGTAATATCGTTTTTTGATAAGCAAGATATGGGTACAGACGCTGATTATGATAATTACGGTTACCGGTCTAAAGACAGTTATATTTTAGATAGACCAGAAAGTAAAGAATTAGCGCAGTTTATTTTAGGTAACGTTAAGATGTATGCCGATCAACTTGGATACGATTACTCCGAGTATAGATTCGGACAGTCGTGGATCTCAGTAAAAGCACCAGGGCAACATCATACGATGCACACCCATCCTAACGGACTGATCTCAGGAGTATTCTATTACGGACCTACAGTAGAAAAAACACCAGCTATCAAGTTTCACAAGATCGCCGCTGCAGTTAACGTATCGTATATTCTACCTAAAACGGTAGACAAGAAAAAAAATCTGAAATACTCTCAGAATGAATTTTCAATAATATTCGAACCCGGTCTTTTACTTCTTTTCCCTTCCTATCTTAACCATTCGGTACCTATAAATAAAACAGATAAACCCAGACATAGTCTTGCATTCAACATAGTACCTACAGTAGGTTTCGGAGATGAAAGAAATTTAACAGAATTAATATTTTAATATGCAACAAGGTTACGTATACAATCCTGAACATGAAGAGAGCGTAGTAGAGTTTAAATCTAAAAAATCAAATAAATATTTTATTTGGCATATTCAGGGCGGACTAGGTAAAAATATAGCAGCCACAGCTTTATGTAAAGACTTGAAAGAAGCTTATCCTGATCGTAAACTCATAATGGTAGTATCCTATCCGGAAGTCTTTCTAAACAATCCATACATTGATAGGGTTTATAATCTAGCTCAAGCGCCTTATTTCTATGAGGATTATATAGAAAATAAGGATGTAATTGTCTGTAGACATGAACCTTATAATCAAACCGGTCATATTACTAAATCAAAACATCTTATTGAAAACTGGTGCGATCTTTTAGAGATCACTTATACAGAACAGCAACCAAGTGTATATGCTAACTTTGTGCAGAGACAACTAATCGGTCTTTGGTTAAGGCAAAAACCAACAATCGTCATACAAACTAGTGGAGGACCTCTACAGGGACAGAAATATAGCTATTCTTGGACCCGAGATATTCCCCAAGATTTAGCGCAAACTATTGTTAACAAATTCAAAGATCAATATCATATCTTCCAGATAACTAGACCTGACGGGTATCGACTTGAAGGAGTAGAGAGGATTGATCAGCAGTACTCCGGTATTGAGTTATTTGCTATATTAATTAATGCGCAAAAACGTATTTTAATCGACTCATGTCTTCAACATGCTGCAGCTGCTTTTAAACTACCTTCTACAGTATTTTGGATAGGTACTTCACCGACTGTATTCGGGTATAACCTACATAACAATATTACTGCTAAACTACCTAAAAGAGCAAACCAGCTTATAGGATCTTACCTTTTTGATTTTCAATTTGAAAACAATATACACGAATGTCCTTATATGGAGTTAGAAGATGTATTTGATATCAAGGAAGTAATTAGTAATATTTAATCATGAAACAGACAATATTTTATCAAAGCTCTTTACCGAGAGCAGGCTCTACGCTTCTACAAAACCTTATAGGCCAAAATTCCGACTTCCACGTAACACCTACATCAGGAATGATTGATTTAGTTCTAGGCGCTAGAATAGGTTATAACGGCAACAAAGAGGCATACGCAGGAGATAAGGATATGTGGCGTGATGGATTCTATGCTTTTTGCAGAGAAGGATTAAGAGGGTATGTAGAGAATCTTACTGATAAACCTTACATTCTAGACAAAAATAGAAACTGGGGATCTATTTACTCATTAGTAAATAATATCTACCCCAATCCAAAGGTACTCTACATGGTTAGAGACTTACGAGCAGTATTTGCTTCTATGGAAAAAAAGTTTAGAGCTAATCCCGATAGAGACATGGGCGAGATAGATAATGCTAAACTAAAAGGACTAACTACACAGCAGAGAGTCGAACAGTGGGCCGTAAGTCACCCAATTGGACATGCTATACCAAAATTATATCAAGCAATCCTTGATAAGACAGCTAGAAACTTTTTAATCATTAGGTATGAAGACCTCTGTACCAATCCTGAAGGTATGATGCAGAGTATCTACCGATATCTTGAAATACCTTATTTTCAACATAACTTTAATCACATACCTCAAATCACAGTCGAAGACGATACCGTTCACGGTATCTACGGAGATCATACCATCAGAAATAAATTAGGAGCACTACCTGACGATTCAAAAGAGATACTAGGTACTTATACCTCTGAATGGATATACAACAATTTTAATTGGTTTTTTGATACTTTCAATTACAAACATTGATTATAGTTTTATTTGGACAACCGCATTGCGGTAAATCAACGCTTGCAAAAAAGCTTATAGGAGAGGAATGCTTCAGTCAATACTGGAATATTGACGGAGATGAGCTACGTGAAATTTTTAAAAATAAAAGCTTCAACAGGAAAGGGCGTATTCAGAACCTGAACAGGGCTAGCGACATTGCGCACTACCTAAATAGTATAGGAAGCGACGGTATTATTCTATCACTGGTATATCCGTATAGAGAGGCTCGCAACTACCTTAATAGTTTAACCGACGATGTTAAATGGGTGTATTTAACCTACGAAGGAGAAAGAGGTAGAGAAAAATTTCACGTTCAAGATTTTGAATTACCAGAAAAAGAACGTATATTACATTTAGACACGTCTAAACTATCAATATCAGAATGTGTTGATGCAATAAAGCGTTATACTAATGAAGAACTACCTAGCTAAAGCACAAAGTAAATCAGGGGAGTGGGCTATGTTTATCGGAAGATGGCAACCTTGGCATCCTGGACATCGTTGGCTTATTGATCAAGCCCTCGAAGAAGGAAAGAAAGTGTTGCTATGTATTCGCGACGTCCCTGTAAGTGAAAAGAACCCGTGGACGGCTCAAGAAATTCTAATGAATCTATCTATCGAGTTAAAAGATCTTGTAGAAGAGGGTAAGCTAAATATCATGAAGATTCCAGATATTGAATCAATTAATATAGGCCGTGGAGTAGGTTACGATGTTATTGAACACGTACCCCCTCAAGACATTCACGATATATCCGCAACTAAGATCCGCGAGCAAATGAAAGCTGAAGGTAAGCTATGAAGAAGTTTCCTACGTGTTTTGTTGACATCGATGGTACTCTTATAAAGTATAGACCTTTTGATGTGCTTCAGACAGCAGAACCTGAACCTATACAGAGCGTTATCAATTTAGTGAACAAAGAGTATAATGAAGGTGCACATATAGTAATAACAACTGCTCGTCCTCCTGAACTAGAGGTGTTTACAAAACAAGAACTAGAAAAGCTAGGGGTAAAATATCATCAAATAGTTTTTGGAATCGGTAGAGGAACTCGTTATCTTATAAATGACCGTGATCCTGAACAGCCAAACGTAGATAGAGCTGTTGCAATAAATTTAAATAGAAATTCAGGTATATGATAGACGTTAAGGTAAGGTGGAACACTCAATGTAAAGATAATCATAACTTTTGGAGAATATTGATTGATGGAGAGGAGCGCATTTGTTGTAATGTTATATTTCAACTACCTGTACATACGACTCGAGATACGGTTTGGGATTCATTAAGAAACCAAGAAGTAGATAAACACCACATAAGTTGCCAAGCAACTGAAGTTATTTGGAAAGGTGACGTAGTATTAATAAGATGATAGTAGAGAAAAAACGACATATAGCGAAAACCATCAGTTATCGCGTTTTGAGTACCTTGATTGGATTCGTAATAATGTGGGGAGTTTCTGGGTCAATTAAAATCGGTGCTGCGTTTGGTGTTGCCGAACTCGTTTACAAACCAATTCAGTACTATATACACGAACGAATATGGTATAGATGGGTTACATACGGTCTTAAGAAAGAAGAAGATATAAAGACATAGTTCTGCAGGTTTATTCGATATTTATATATTAGATCCCATAAATACGGTACTATTTATTACCAAACAGCTAAAATATGATACTCGCAACCATCCTCGCAAAGTTAAAGAGTCTTTT